TTATTGATAAATTCAAAGATGTTAAAGAAATTGGTACAGTAACCTTAGATGAAAATGATATTGTGCGAAATCCTTTGATTAAAAAAATTGAAGAAATTTTCAAGAATATTGAGTAATCAAATATTAATTTAAATTATTATAAAAGAGGAAGTAAATTATTTATTTTCTCTTTTTTTTTATTTACTATTTATATTATCTGATATTTTTTTATAATTAAAATAAAAAGAAGCGACATGAAAGAAAAAATAGTTGGAATTACAATTAATGGTCTTATTAGGGATCATATATCTCAATTAATAAAGGTATATGAATTTGTAACTGGATTAGAACCGATTTATCCAATTAATCCTTATAAATTAGAGGAATCATTTCCAAATATAATCTCAGAAGAAGAAAAATTTCAAGAATTTGATGTTACCAAAGAAGATGTAGAATTGGAACCACAAATAAATGAAAAAATTTCTTTTGATTTAATAAAAGAAATGTACGAAAATTCAGCTTTCGAAGTTTTTGGTAGAGCCGAAGAAGTTCATCGTGGATTATTATTAAGATTAAAAGCATTAGAAAAAACTTATAATATTAAGTTTGTTTTATTAAGTAAAGAATCCCCAAGGTCGAAAGCAGCTACATTATTTTTCTTATCAAAAATAAATTTTGATTTTGAAAAAGTAATATTTCCTCATTTTTATATTGATTTTTGGAATGAAGTTGATATAATGATTACAGACAACCCTAATATTATAAAAAATAAACCTAAAAATAAGGGTTTAATAAGTATCGTAAATGAACATAATTGTCATATACGTAATGGTCAAAAAATAAAATCAATAAACGATTTTCGTTCTTTAAAAAGAGCGTTAAGAAAAATATTAAAACAAAATAATAAAGTAAATGGATAAAGTAGAAGAAAAAATTCAAAAAATTAATGAAGGTATTGAAAAGTTAAAAAACAAAGATTTTAATATCTTATTCGTTGTACCAGATACGAAAGGGAATGGAAGAGCAAGTGTTTCTTACATTTATCGTCAAGCAATGGTATTACATAATGCTGGTTATAAAGTAAAAATTTTAACCGAAAAGAAAGATTATATATCACCAGTAACATGGATGGGTGATGATATTAGTGCATTAGAGCATATTAGTATTGAAAATGGTGATTTAAAAGTTAGTGCAACGGATATTTTGGTTATACCAGAAATATTTGGTACTATGTTAGAACAAATAACACAATTACCAGTGGATAAAATTTTATTAGTTCAAATGTATGAACATTTATTAGCACCTTTTGCACCTGGTAAAAGTTGGGTTGATTTTAATGTATATCAAACAATTACAACAAGCAATACAGTAGCTGAAATGATTATGGGGTTAGAACCATCAGCTCAAATAACTAATTTTATTTCACCTTATATTCCAGAATTTTTTAGACCATCTGAAAAATTAAGTAAGCCGATTATCGCAATTCATTGCCGTGATCAAAAGAAAGCAGCTAGGTTAATTAAAACATTTTATTTAAAGTATCCTCTTTTCAAGTTTATAGCTTTTAAAGATATGCACAATATGACAGAACAGAATTTTGCTGATCAACTAAAAGAATGTGCTGTTTCTGTATGGATTGATGAAGATAGCACATTTGGAACTTTCCCAGTTGAAAGTATTAAGTGTAATGTACCAGTAATAGGTAAAATACCTAATATTATTCCAGAGTGGTTAAATGATGATAATGGGTTATGGGTTTATGATGAAAATCAAATAGTTGATATCATATTTAGTTATATGAAAAACTGGTTAGAAGATAGTGTCCCAGAAAATTATAAAAATGTTTATAAAACAATGGAAGGTAAGTATGAATTTGAAGAGTTTCAAAAAAGCGTTCTTGATTTTTATAATAAAAATCTTGAATTTAAAATTCAAAACTGGGTAAAAATAATTGAACAAATAAAAAACGATAATACAAATGAAGAATAAAATAAACACAACAGTCATTTTACCAATCCACAATATTGGTTGTGAAAATTTTAATGATTTATTCATTAAAGCAGTAAAAAGTGTTGATAATAACACTGTTTTACCCACTGAATTATTAATTATTAGTGCTAACGAAACAATAAAAGCAGATTTAGAAAAAATTATGCCTGAGTTAGAAGTACCTTATAGAATAATTATTAATCCAAACACATCTGATTACCCAACACAAGTTAATTATGGTGTATCACAAGTTAATACTAAGTATTTTTCTTTATTAGAATTTGATGACGCATATACACCAATATGGTTTGAAAATATTGAAGAATATATGGCTGAATATAGTGATATGGAAATATTCTTACCTATCATTCGAGAAATGAATAGTAAAGGTAATTTTGTTGGTTTTAGTAATGAACCAGCTTGGTCATTCGATTTTTCTGATAAATTGGGTGAAATTAATAATGAAACATTATTAGAATTTCCTAATATTAGTCTTTGTGGTATGACAATGAATAAAGAAGCATTTATTAATATTGGTCAATTAAAATCATCAATTAAATTAACATTTAATTATGAGTTTCTATTAAGATATACATATAGTGGTAAAAATGTTTTGATTATACCAAAAATTGGATATGAACATATTAATATGCGACCAAATTCATTATTCTGGGAATATAAAAATAGTACAGATCCAAATATAAAAATGACACCAGAAGAATCTGTATTTTGGATGGAAACGGCAAAAAAAGAATATTATTATACAGAAGCTCGTGAAATAAATAAAGAAGAGTAATAACTTAATATTAATGTCTAAGAAAAAGAATCCACGTAATTATTATAGTGAGGAACAAGAGGAGGCTGTTATAGCATATCTTAATTCAACCAATCCGATTGAACGAGATATGCTATATCGGACTTATCTTCAAGATGCTTTTGATAAAATGATTGAAAGTATTATTCGAACCTATAAATTATATCGTAAATCATATGAATTTGCTGATTTACATGCGGATGCTCTATCATTTTTAATAACTAAATTCGATAAATTTAATCCAGAAACTGGAAAAAAATCATATTCATATTTTGGAACTATTATTAAGAATTATTTATATAGTGAAATGATGAAAGAATATAAAAAAGCAACTGTTAGTAGTAATATTGATGATACTGAACAGGACTTTTTATATCGCTCTGAATTAATATATACAATTGATGAGTTTGACTTTGATTTTTCAAGATTAATAGAAGATATTTATAATTTAATCAATAACGAATTAGAAAATACAGAAATTAATAGTGTTGAAAAAATGGTTGGTGAAAGTTTAATTAATATTTTAGAAAATTGGAAAGATATTTTTAATCAATCATCTGATTTTGGTAAAAATTCAAGAAAGTTTAATAAAAATTTAATTTTATTATATATAAGAAATATGACTGGGTTAAGTACAAAAGAAATTAGACAGGGATTAAAGCGATATAAATGTATTTATTTTATGTACAAAAACGATTTCATTGAAAATATTGATTAAAAATTATTGTTCAGCTATTTATTAGTAAATAAGATAGAATTATGATACCACAAAATAAAAGCAGTAAAACACAAATAAATGTTAATGAGGAATCAATGCAAAAATTAATGCAAGAAACCTATAATGAAATTGTAGATGAACGTAATAAAGCATTGATTCTTTATAAACGAGTAACTAAGGATATTGATAGTAATTCAGATATTGCATTAATTGGTAAAGTAGCTAATGATTTATTAAAAATAATGGATGGTGCTGTTGAGAAAAAACTTAAATTAATTAAATTACAAAGCGATATCCTTTATAAAACAGCTAAAACTGATTCTTCACCAGATAATTTCACAATGACAGATGAAGATAAAAAATGGGCTGAAGAAATGTTAGAAAAACAAAAAAATAAAGATTTGGTTGATGAAACACCAATAGAAAAATCCTATGATTTATAAAAATGGCAAAACAAAGTGAAATATTTGCAAGATACCGTTCATTAGTTAATAGTAATTCAAAAGCACCAGGAGAAAGTGTAAATAGTAGACGACTTAATAATTTAGATTTTGTTGATTTTTTATTCGAATTACTTAGAACAACTAAGGGTGAGAAACAATTTAAAAATATTGTTCTTAAAGGTAGTTTAAATCAGTTAAAAAACTCAGATAAAATTGATAAATTAATTAAAAGTGAATTTCTCAAATTATTTGGTTGTGATACAAATTTACTTATACCAGATAAATACACAACAAAATCATCATTAGGTATCGAAATCAGTAAAAATGAAATCGATACTTTTGGTTTATTAGCTGTTGATCCTAATGGTGTTCCTGGTAAATATTTATATGAAGGTAATGATATAAATAAAGATATTAATTTTATGCTATATAAAGCACAAAATACAACTACCGAATCACCTATTTCAGCTTATCATAAAAATAATATTTTATTTCAAATATATGCTAAAAATAATAATATGTTTGATTTTAAATTTGGTGAATTTTATGCTAATAAAGAGTTTTCATTATGGTTAAATGATTATTTTGATTTTATGGGTAAAATATTTAATGTTGTAAATTTTACAGCGTTATTAACCGATATTATTTCTGGTACAATGTCAATTAAAGGACAAAAGAATAAAACAGAAATGCAATCAAATATACAAATAATTCAAGGTTTACAAAAATTATTTGGGTTTTGTTCTGATACTAACGATAACAATAATAATAATTTAAATCAATCAGCTAATAATAGCTTAAATAATTTAAATAATTTAAATAATAATGGAAATAATACTAATGAAGATTCTAACGATGATTTATTAAATAATATCTTTAATCTTAATGATTTTACACCATCAGAATTAGAAGAAATTAATACTTTAGTTGATTTAAGATTTAATGGTAAAATTAGATTTGCAACTTGTGGTGATTTAGATATTAATACAAATCCAGATAATATACTTTCTGATTTTGAAAAAATGTTATTATATGCAAATAATTCTAACATATATTCATATGATGATAATATAAATAACGGATTAAGTAATACAAATAATAATGAAATTACTGATCAAGATGGTAATCTAATATATGATAATACCCAAATAGATATTAACACAGAAACATCCAGTGATTTTTTAGATAATATTATTCAAGATGGTGCTATTGATATTATTCAAAGTGGTGAAACCAATGTTATTCTTGATTTACCAAATATGCGTTTAGAAATGCAACTTAATATATTAAAAGCAATACCATATGTTTTAAGTCAAATGATATTAACACCACGTTTATTATTAATACCTAAATTACATAAGGTTTTAAATAATGATAATAGTAAAAAATCAACTGAAGAAATGGTACAATCAATATCAAAAATTATTATAGCTATTGGTACATCTATTATTACATTATTATTAAAAAATTTATATGAAACAATAATTTCTGATGTTACTAAATTAAGTAAAACAATTGTACAAGATTTCTTACTTCAACGTGGGATGGATTATATTAATACTTTACGTTCATTAATACCTAATTTTAATCTTCCAGAACTAAATGGGTGTGTTAATATATTAGATTTATTATATCAATTATTAAGTTTAGCCCAATTAGGCCCAATGCCACAATTACCACCACCATTAATTTTGGTTGGTGGAGCATTAAAACCTGGATTAAATTCTATATCAATGGTTAATGAAGTTAAATCAAACTTAATTGAAAAAGGTATTGATACATCAACAACTTTACCAGATGGTACACCCAATAATTTAATGATTGCCGTAGAAGAAGTTGTAAAAGTAATGACAAATAATATAAAAACAAAATCAACAATCCAAACATTCGGTATTGGTGCAACAGGACCAGTTACTGGATATGGACAAATACAATAATAACATGGAAAGTCAAAAATTAAATGAAATAATAAATAGTGTTGGTTCTAAATCTAATAAACAATTATTAGAAGAATCATTATTAATAAGAAATGATTTTGATATTGTAAAAAACAATATTCTTGCATTAACAAATATATTAAATGAGTTAGAAACAGCATATGATATAGTATATAATGAATTACAAAAAAGATTAAAATTTAAAGATGAACAGTAATTATATTTTAGGGGTTTGCTTTGATAATAAAGATCCAGATTATAAGGGGAGAATAAGAGCCATCCCTTTATATATATTACCAAAACAAGCTAATTTATCTGGTATTTTGGATTATATAAATAATTTAGATATAAATGCTGAAAAACAATTACAATACCAGCCTTGGAAAACAACAAAATTTCAAAATTATACAAGTTATGATAAGTATACTTGTGAACCATTTTTACCTAAGAATGTTGGATTAATACCACTTCCTGGTCAATTAGTTAAAATTATTAATCCAAATAGTACAGAAAGTATTCAAGAATATATTGGACCTTATACGGTAGATCAAATACATCTTAAAGAAGAATATAGGAATGTTGTTGCTAATCTAAATAAGGATATTAATTTAAAAGAGGTTGTTCCAAGCACAAATAAAATTAGTATCTCAGGTTATAATAATGAACAAATTTTAATTGGTGATAATGAAATGATTTTCCGTCTTAATTATATTGATAATGATAAAAAAAGAAAATTAAATTATCCTTTTATTCAATTATCACAATATAATAGTAGTTTTACAACATCGGAAGAAAATGTTAATGTTAGTGAAACAATAGATTCTTTAATTGATTATATTGCTTGTTGTTTTTTGTCATATACAGATAAAAAACTTAATGATGAGCAAAATTTTACAGCAACTATTTTATTATTTGATGGTTCTAAAATTAAAGATAAAAATAATAAATTTGGTTTATTATTAAGAACATTTGATATAAATAACCCATATTTTGATATTAATAATAAAGATTTTGTTACAAAATATATTATTAAAACAAATAATACTAATGAATTAACTAAATATATTGATGAATCTATTCAATGTTTTAAAAATAAAACATTATTAAAATATTATGATATTAAAAACACCAATACTATCCAAGAATATAAAACAAATACAACCACTATTACAATAATGAATAATTTAAGTTCAATACCAAATATTGGTGGTGGAACAAATGATATTAACACTATTGATAATATAAAAAATTGGGTTTTTATGTTAAGTCCTATTACACCAATTCAAGATATTAAAGAACCAAATATGAAAATAAATAATATTGAAAGAATACAATATACTGATAAAATAGGTTTTAATAATATTATTGATTTATACAGACAAATAAAGACATTTGGAAATTTAAATAATAAACGAACTTATACTGAAAAACGAAAAGTTATAAAAAACAACCCAGAATCAAAATCAAGTTGTATAACACATGCTGATGAATATTTATTTTTAACAAATAATACAATTAATACTAAAAAGATTAAAGATTATGATGGTGTTTCTACCATTAAATATGCTGAATTTCGTGAGAATAGTTATGGATCAATTAGGGGTGAAAAATTAATGGAATTATTAAATGAGTTAATAGATATATTAAAAACACACGGTCACGAAATTGGTGTTGACCCAAGATCATCAATAATTTCTTCAACACAAAGTCGTTTGAATACTCTTAAACAAAAACTAAGTGATGAAATTAATAGTAAAAATAATACTATTATTAATCACAAATTCAGAATTGATTAATATTTATAAATATGGGAGTAACAAGAACATATTTTACAAAAAATAATACTATCGTTAAAGATAGTGCTGTTAATACAGGAAGAAACCCTGTATCAGAATTATATTACGGTAATAGAAATAGTAGATTTTTATTTTACTGTGATTTTACAGATTTAAAAGAAAAGTATGATAATAAAGAATTAATTATTGATGATACTACTAAACATATTTTAAATATAAAACCTACATCAAGTTTTGATATAATGCCATATCTTAATGAAGAAAATAATTTAGTTTTCGGTAATATGCAAAGAGCAACATCTTTTGATTTAGAATTAAAAGAATTGTTAAATGATTGGGATGAGGGTATAGGGTACGATTTTAATCCTAATGAAAGTAGAAAACCATACGATCAAGCATATTCTAATGATATATCAAGCTGGATCGGTATGACTGGTGGTACATTAGGTGATGTTATTACTATACAACATTTAGATAAAGGTAATGAAGATATTATTATGGATATAACAAATTTTGTTAATAATATCATTACTGGGGATACCGAATATAAAGGGTTTTGTTTAAAATATACTGATGAATTTGAAAACCCAACTGGTATTACAAAATTTGATAAAAATGAAGTTTATGCTTTTGGATTATTCACAAGACATACCCAATCTTTTTTTGAACCATTTATAGAAAGCACGTATGATGATATTATTAAAGATGATAGAGGTGATTTCTATTTAAATAAAAGAAATAGATTATACTTATATTTTAGTGTTGATGGAAAAAATGAAAATTTTGATGTATTACCAACGTGTACAATAGATGGTTTTACTGGTGTAACATTAGACGTAAAACAACAATCTCGTGGTGTTTATTATGTTGAGGTTGATGGGGATTTGTTTAATGCAAATACGTTATATAATGATATTTGGGATGATTTAAAATTTAATGGTAAGGATTTAAAAAAGAAAAAAATGAGTTTTGTACCAAAGGTTGAAGAAGATTATTATTTAATTGGTGAAAATGTTCTTGATCCAATCAAATATGGTGTTTCTTTAAGTGGAATAAAATCAGAAGAAAAAATGCATCAAGGTGAAAAAAGGAGAATTAATGTTTTATTAAGAAAACCATATACAGTTAATCAGGTTGATGTTGTTACCAAAATATATTACAAACTTTATATCAAAAGAGGTCAGGACCAAACAGTGGTTATTGATTGGTTAGAAGTTAATAAAACATATGGATCTAATTTTTTCACAATAGATACTAGTTGGTTAATTCCACAAACATATTTTATAGATATTAAGATTGATCGTAACGGGGAAACTAATATCTATAATGAAGAATTAAAATTTATAATATTAAATAAGAAATAAAATGAAAAATAATCAAATACAATATTATTTAGTTTATATAAACCCATTAAATAAGAATTATAAAGGTGAGATTGTTTATGAGTTTTTATTCTCAAAGCAAAATGATATTACTGGGGATGATTGGGATATTACACCCTCTTCATCTGGTGAAGTAACACCACCAAAAATTGATAATTTAGATATGGTTGGTACATTAACAACAAATCATATTGAATTAAACTTAGTATTAAATTCTGATGATTTTGGAATGTATGATGCAATGGAAAATATAATTGCATTAGGTTGGGAAACAGATACACCTGAATATCAAGAAAGATTAGTTTTCCATTATGGTGAAACATTAGAAAGTGTTAAAGATAAATTATATACTCGTGAATTAGAGTTTGAAATTAAAGAAATAGAATAATATGAAAAAGAAAAAAATAATAAAAGAAGAAGGTCCTAATATAAATATGGATAATAATAGTATTAATCAAGCAATTAATACATTAAATAAATTAAAAAGTGTTGGTGTTAATCAAATTGATAAAGATAAAGAAAACAACAAAGAAACTGATAAAAATCAACAAAATCAACAACAACAGAAACCAATTAATAATCTTCAAAAAGATACAAGTGATGTTAATGTTACCGAAATAACACATACATTAGATACTGACATAAGTGAAGAAAATATTCAAAAACAGATTGATAAAACCTTATATTTATTATTTAATGTGACTTATTTTAATGATATTTCAAATGAATTGTATTTAGACCATAAAAAAAATTATAAACCTATCAGCCAAATGGGAGAATCTGAATATGAAGAATTAAAAAATGATTTCCTTAGAACACCTGATAGTGCATTATTAACTTTTGTTTATGAAATAGATAATGCTCTTGAATCATCTAATAGTAATAATGATTTATATAGGATATTATATAAATTAGAGAAATATAAATTTAATAGAAGTTTTGATGAGAGTTATAAAATACAAGAAAAATTCGGAAAGTTTATTATTGAAAATGAAAATCCAAAAATAACCAAAAAAGAATTACTTGAATATTTAAAAAGAAAAAAATAATATGGAAATTTTAAAATGGTTGGAAGATAATTTTTCCAAAATAGTCCGTAAAAACGAACAAGAAGTTAATTTAAGTGATTCACAAATAGAAACAATTAAAATTTGTGAGAAAAATAATAATATAGTAATAAAAAGTGTTAGAGTTTCTGGTGAAACAACATTAATGATGAGTTATTTTTATGGTAAAGCATTATTAGCCAAAACTCCTATACAAATTTTATTATTAATTAATTCTGTTAATGAATTAAGAGATTTAAAAACTCTTATAACACAATATATTAGACGAACAAACAATCAAAACGAGATACTATCATGTAATAATAGAGAAATAAAATTTAAAAATGGTAGTAAGATAATTTTTAGTAGAGATTATCACGGAATAAATTATGATATTCTATATATTGGGGAATCAATATATTTAAAAAGTGATAAATATAAATCATTTTTAGAAACACTTGAATATAATAATAATAAAATCATTTCACATTCTGGTAATCCTTTTAATAAGGATTATGTGAGTGCATTTTTATACGAATTAAATAATAATGGCAGTTACAGATAAGCAAGCTATGTTAATGGAATATACTCGTTGTGCGAGTGATCCTATACATACAATAGAACGATATTTTGAAACTTTTGATAAAACCCAAGAAGGTTTTGTACCATTTAAGTTATTTGAAATTCAGAAAAACCTAATTAAAAATTATGAGAAGCATCGTTTTAATTTAGTGGTAAAATATAGACAAGCTGGTATATCAACAGTTACTGCAGGTTATTGTGCTGTTAAAACCGTTTTTGCACCAAAATCGAATCCAGAAAGAATATTGATATTAGCGAATAAATTAGAAACTGCAATAGAATTTCAAAGTAAAATATTAGGTTTTATTAAACAATTACCACCATGGGTTAATGTTAGTTTTACAAAGTCAGCACAAAAGCACGTAAAATTAATGAATGGTTCTGAAATAAAAGCTGTTGCTACTTCACCCGATGCGTTAAGAGGTTACACACCAACAATATTAATTTTAGATGAAGCTGCCTTCATTGAAGGTGGTCAAGATTTATGGGTGGCTTGTTTAGCGGCGATTGGTACTGGAGGCAAAAGTTTTTTAATTTCTACACCTAATGGTTTAGATGAAATTTATTATGAAGCATATGAAGGTTCATTAAATAATACTAATAG